AGCTCAAAACGGAACATCAGCTGCAGATCATACAAACGGTTCGACTGTAACAGACATATCTTCTTATGTTGGTTGGGGGGATGCATCATCTTCCAGCACCGTTACAATTGATCCTGCAAACTGGTCATTAGATAATTTTGGAAATATTTTAATTGCAACAGTTCATAACGGAAGAACTTTTACTTGGGATGCTGCACCTACAAATGCTTTACAAACAAGAGCCACTATTGGAACTGGACAACCTACAAGATCTGTAATGAGTATTGTTTCAGATAGAGACAGACACTTATTTCATTTAGGTACAGAAACTACTATAGGTACAACAACCTCCCAAGATAAAATGTTTATTAGATTTTCTGATCAAGAAAGCACAAGTGATTATGCACCCACTTCAACAAACACTGCGGGAACTTTTAGGTTAGATGATGGCACTGAAATTATAGGTGCTTTCAAAGGTAAAGATTATATTTTAGTTTTAACCGATACAGCTGCATACGAGATGCAATTTGTTGGTCCACCTTTTACATTTTCTATAAGAAAGGTAGGATCAAATAATGGTTTGCTTGGGCCTCATGCTGGTGTGTTTGCAAATGGTGCTGTCTATTGGATGGGTAAAACGGGTGGGTTTTACATGTATGATGGAACAGTAAAATCATTACCATGTTTGGTAGAAGATTTTGTTTTTACAACTGATGGTAAAAATCTTGGCTTAAATTATACATCAGGCAAACAAGTTTATGGTGGTATTAATGAATTGTATTCAGAAATAAATTGGTTTTATCCTAAATCTGGTTCAAGTGTAATAGATAGAGTTGTTACTTATAACTTTGCGGAAAATGTTTGGACAACGGGTACATTAGATCGAACCACTTGGTATGGTTCTACAGTTTACGAAGTTCCTTACGCAACTGATTTTAACGCTAGTGATACACCAACATTTCCTGTAGTCTCAGGTGTTTCTAATGGAGCAAGTATTTACTACGCTCATGAAGTTGGTGTCAATCAATCTAATGCAGATGGTACTACAACTGCTATACCGTCTTTTATAAAATCAGGAGAGTTTGATTTAAATGGTAATGCGGGAGTACCAGGAGACGGTGAATTTTTAATGAGTGTAAAAAGATTTTTACCTGATTTCAAAAGAATAAGTGGTAATTCAAAAGTAACCATATTTTTAAATTCGTTCCCTCAAGGATCAACTGCAGCTTCAAGCCCTTTAGGGCCATTTACAGTTTCTTCAAGCACGACAAAAATAGATACAAGAGCTAGAGCGAGATTAGCAGCTGTTCAAATAGAGTGCACAGAAATAGACGAGAGTTGGAGATATGGTACATTTAGATTTGATGTTAGGGTTGATGGTAGAAGATAATGGCCAAAATAACTATACAAATACCTGAACCTAAAAAAGTATACACGGAAGAAGATCAAAGGCAGATTCAGCAAGCATTAAGAACGTTACAATCACAATTGAATTTTTCATATCAAAATGATATAAAAAATCAGTCAGAGGCATTTAACTATTTTTTATCATAATGACTATACAATATAAAAATCAAGGAATTAATTTAACAACGACTGGCACTACCTCTGTTTTGTCTTGTCCAACTTCTGCAACCTTTTTAGTTAAACAAGTTCAAATTGATAACTCATCAGGAAGTTCTATAGATTTATCTGTACAAGTTACAGATACTTCAGCATCTACGACTTTTTCAATATCAAGAAAAGCAATAGCCGCCAATACTGTTTCTAATATTATAACCGAGACTTTAGTGTTGGAGGGTGGAGACATTTTAAAAATGACAGCTGGTACAGCTAATGAAATACAAGGTATAATATCTTACGCACAACTAGACAGATCTCAAGAAAACGGTTAAGTATATTTCTATGTTAGATAATAAATTTCAAGAGTGTGTCCAAGTGTTTAATCTTGGATTCCATGTAGGTAAGTTTGTAATGCCACCTGAATACATTGATTATTTGAATAATGATTTTGATAGATATTTAGCTGATAAAAAATTACCCTCACACACCCAAGGTTTAGCAGGCGAAATAAAAGAGGAATGGAATGTAGTTTCAATATTAAATAAAGCAACATTAGATTTTTTCAATGGATGTTGCCATACTTACATACATAACACATCTCATAAACACGTAACAAAAGGTTATAAAGCTATTTTAAATTCTTGTTGGATAAATGATCAAAAACAAAATGAATACAATCCATTACATATTCATTATGGTACAGGTCCATTAGGTTTGAGTTCAGTATTGTTTTTAAGAGTACCCGATTGCATAAACAATGCTAAAGCTGTAAATGCAATTGAAGAGCCTAAAGACGGCAGACTAGAATTTATCTCACAAATGGGTGACATGTTTGGTAACCCTTCAGTCCTCATTAAACCTAAAGTTGGTGATTTATATATTTTTCCCTATAATCTTTTTCACACTGTTTATCCTTTTAAAGGTGAAGGAATTAGAAGATCATTAAGTTTTAACGTAGACACACCTTTAAACGATCATGGCTAAAAAGAAACCTTTATATGGTGTATCAAATTATCACAAACGTACACCTAAAAAACGTCCTGGCAAACACGCAAAAAAATATAGTAAAAGAAAACCATATCGTAAAAAGTATCGTGGACAGGGACGTTAATATATTGTAAACAAATCATATGATTCAAAACAAAATTAAATGTGAAACTAAAACTATCTATCGAAGTATGAAAACTGGTGATAGATACGAAACTAAAGAAGCTTTTTTAGCAAACCATCCCGAAGAAGATTTAGCTACGGACATAGAAGTACAAGTTCCAGATCTTCCTATCTTTAGTAAGACAAAAAAATAATGGAACCACTAGGCGGAACTGAGCTACAATACAAATTCTTAAAGGAACACGTATCTGAAAAGTTATTAGAAAAATTTCAAATATGTTTGTCAGTACCAGGAAGAACTCCTTTAGCAGCAAATAAAATAAATATACTTTGGCAAAAGATGGCCCCTGATCAACCCCACTTTCAAGAATTTTTTAGAAACGATAGTTCAATTGATCAATATGATTATTATGTATTTAATAGTCATTGGAACTATGAGCAATTTAGAAAGACGTTTAAAATACCACACGAAAAATGCACTGTAATAAAGAATGGTATTAAAAATATAAAACTAAGAGATCCTGATGAAAAGAGGGACAAAATAAAACTTATCTATCATCCTACCCCATGGAGAGGTTTATCTGTTCTACTTGGTGCAATGCAATTAGTTCAGAATCCTAATATTACTTTAGATGTTTATAGCAGTACAAATATTTATGGCAGTGATTTTAAAAAAGATAATGATGATAAGTATAAGGCATTATATGAACAAGCAAACAAATTACCAAACGTAAATTATATAGGATACAAACCTAATGATTACATCTTGGAAAATTTGCATAGGTACGATGCTTTTGTATATCCGAATATATGGGAAGAAACTTTTTGTATATCTGCATTAGAATCTTTGGCATGTGGTTTGTATGTAGCAACAACGGACAACGGAGCACTTTACGAAACTTGCTCTGAGTTTCCTATATACATACCTTACGATAATAATTGGAAAAATCTTGCTAAACAATTTGCTGCCGTCATAGATGGTATACCTGAACAAATAAACGAAGAAGGCTTGAGACAGCATTTAAAGTTCCAACAAAAGTTTTATAATAATTTTTACAACTGGAAATCTATTGGCAGACAATGGACATTTTTTTTAGAAGGAGCTTTAGCTAATGCAAGATCCAAGTAAACCTATATGGTTTGATGAAAAAGAAGAATCTAAAAATAAAGAAGTGAAACCTCAAAAGTTTTCAATTTTTGTAGCAACACCTTGCCATAGTGATGTATCATTACATTACTTCAATGCCTGTTTAGAATTTCAAAAACAATGTATGAAACGAAATGTTCTTGTTTCTTTTCAAGTTCTAAAGTCATCACTTGTTACACAAGGTAGAAATCTTTGTGTATCTAGTTTTATGGAAAGTAACCATACACATTTACTGTTTGTTGATTCAGATATAGATTTTCAAACACCCTCAGTATTTAAAATGATAGCAGCAGATAAAGATGTAATATCAGTGCCCTATCCCTTGAAACAAGTCATGTGGGATAAGTGTTGGGAAAGAATACAAAAAGGCTCAATAAAAAGTGCAAAAGATTTAAAGTTTAAAGGTTTGTACGCCTATCCAATGAAAGTAACTGATGAAAACAATATTATAGTTAAAGATGGTGTTATTGAAGTAACACATTCTCCAACTGGCTGTATGTTAATAAAGAGATCTGTGATAGAAAAAATGATAAAAGAATATCCAAATACTGAAATAGTACAGAAAACTGTAGTAAATGGTGAGCTTATAACTAGACCTTACTTATATAATCTCTTTGACACTATGTATGATCCTAAAACAAAACAATATTTAGGTGAAGATTTTGCTTTTTGTAAAAGGTGGAAAGACATAGGAGGAAAGTGTTATGCCCTTATAACCGACCGAATTACTCATGTAGGTGAGCACCAATACAAAGGCTGTTTTGCTGATGAGTTGATAGTCAATAAATAAAATGGTAATATTTACTGATTAGCTAATTTTTAAGGAATACATAATATATGTTACAATTTTTACCCTATGCACTAGC